CACAAGATTGGTGATATGGCAGGCAGGTGGACAAACCCTGGTGATTATTACGTGGTTAGAATGAATGATTTACGTTTTCATGCTCATCGTTTAGTGTATTATTTACGTACTGAAATTGATCCAGGTAATGCTGATGTCGTACATTTACCTGATAACAAAACCAAGGACAATCGACAGGAACTTATCTTACGTGTACGAGGAGGTAAAGAACTATCATGAATTATTCTAATTTTAAATACGTTGTTGACATTGATTCTTTATCAGAAAAAGATTTAAATGCACAAGGTTATTACACAGGTTTCCCTTGTGTCCATAATCATGTAATTAGGAATACTACTAACCACTGGTGTTACCACTGTGTTGAAAAAATTATTTCTAATAATTGTGGTTTTAATATAAATTTTTTACATGCTGATTATCGTTATAAATTTCTACGTCTTTGGGATCAAGTTGATATTGGTAACTGGGAGGAATGCTGGACATATAAAGAGTGTGGTAATACAAAAACAAAACGTGTTCAATTTCCATCCTATCGATCTTTCTATCAAGGACAGAAGTCAGAAAATGTATCCGCTCATAAAGTAATATATCAATGCGCCTGGGGTGATGTAGGTAACTTATTTGTTACTCATTTATGTGGTAATAAGCATTGTTTAAATCCTTTACATTTGATGTCTTCTTGGAATCGTGCTAGTCCTCCAGCTAATATCAATCCTTTTCAAATTACTTTTGATGCTGATGCTCTTTTATTATTTGGTAAAACAAAATTTCAAAATAATATTCAAAGTTTATTTAAGAAAGATATGCGATCTACTATTACGCATCCACTAGATGTAACAGAAAATCCAGAGTACAATGAATAAAATAACAATAATAATCAATGAGTAGAGTATCTCAGTCACAAAGACAACGTACTAAAAATAATCCTTTGTTATTAGGTGCATTTAACGAAACATCGTTACGTGTATTAACAGGTACCCTTGGGCCTAAAAATCAAGTCGTTGGACGTCCTGATACTAATCAATATTCAAATGGAGGTTTTGGCGGTGGTACTTACAATCATTGGTTCCAAGTAAATATAACTACTCCTGCATGGATCATTACCAGGAATGCAGGATCACGTCCTAATTATATACAAGTTTCAGCATATGATTTAAATTATACGCCTATCCAAGGACGTATGATTTTTCAAGCTGATACTAATGAATTCTCTAGTGATTTAGATGGTGATTATTATCCTTATCTAGGTCATGTGATGGGAGCATCATCTGATTTATATAATAGTTTTAACCCTAATAGTATCGGTCTTGGCAGTGATTTATACTTTCCTGTAGAAAAAGGTAACTATTTAATCTGTGTTTCAACTACACGTAATGAACTACTTGATTACAAGTTGGCTTTAATTGTAGAAGTACAAACAACAGAGATGTTCTTATTATTAGAAGATCTTGATATTAGTTTACTAGCACAAGAAACAACATTAGATGATTCAAATACTATTATCATTGGACCTATTTTTACTGTTAACTTTACAATTCCGTCTGGGTTTAATGCTTTTACACTTATTGGTGCCACAATAAATTCGAGTGTTGTCGTAACAGTTCCTGCTAATGCAAGTTGGTATGTTGGTGAACTAAGTCCAGAAGGAAGCGATATCTTTATTATTGAGCCTTCTGATGTATATGATTATGATTCTATACATGAGCATTCATATGCTGAATGGTTAGCTGCATGGCGACGTGAGAGAAGTCCTGAAGATGCATTACCTAATATCTTTGATCCTTTAATTACATCTGCATGAAATCTAAAGTAAAAATAAAAAGAATAAATAATTATATACTAAAAACAAAACTTACCCCTGATATAAAAAATAAAGACAATACATTATGGTTATTTTCTTTTGCAATAGGAAAAAGTATACATCAAATTAATGATTGGTTAAAGCAACGTAAAAATAAAAGAGCTACAAAATTAACTAATTTACTAACAGGAAAAAATTCTATTGCTCCGCAAATATTTGCTCTCCGTCAGTTACGTCAATACATAAATGAATTAAAGCAAGGGGATATTATATTTTTTAAATGTGAATCTAAAGAAAATATAAAACAATTTAACGTATGGAAGAAATGGTTTACACGGCGTGAATGTAAAGATTGGATCATAGATGAAAAATATTTATTATTTTATTACATTAAAACTAAGCAAGCATGCACCACCCAGAGTTAAAACCTTCGATTAGCCATCTAGGGTTGAAATTTTTATAGCTGTAATGCAGGTTCTTACCATTTGTATTTACGTAAGTTCCAGATATTAAATCAGCTTCTCCCCATGGGTCATTTACCCACCATCCTGTATCGTCATAACCGGTAATACATATCCAATGACCACCACCAGTTGGCCTTGTAACTAGGCCTTGGTGTAAGAAACCTACCGGTACAGGTTTATTTTTATCAATTTGTTTTTTAATTGTGTCTACATCACCTTTACTATAAAATCTAGCTTCCACTCCAAATTTAAATAATGCTTTTAACTGGGCTGTACTATCCGTACTATCGCCGTAAGTAAATACAACTTTTATATAATCGTCATCATTTTTAATTGAGGTAGGTTTTAGATATTTCAACATCATGGCACAACTAGAACTAAAGCATGTTCTACTTGCATCGCGATAATTATCGCGTTGACTCATATATAAAACAGGTAAGGGATTTACTTTTATTACAGTACCTCCTGGGGTACCTAATTTTGAATCCAATAACTGAATTAATTTTACGGCGTAGCCAGGATCTGTTGCATACCCTTGTTCTTTGAGTTGAACTGCGGCGGCATTGCGATTGGCTGCGTTATTAACACCTTTGAAGGTTTTGTAATCTTTATACCATCTGTCAACAAGATAGGTAATGCAACTCCGTAGGTCAGGAAAATTAACAAAACCATCAGTGATTGTAACCCAAGTGTTGTCAATGAACTCTTGTGTTGTTCTAGTAGATCCTGTTCCTTTAATTCCAAAATAATTGTATTCGCCTGAAGGATGTTTACCCCAGTTTGACTCTAGTGCCCATTGAGCAGCTACAAGTTCAGGATATTTTGCACCAGCAGATTGTGCTGCTGCTACCACGCCATCCCATGTATTATCAAATGTTGGTTTTGGCGGCGTTTCAATGCGGTATTTGACGCCGAAGTCAGCTAACACTTCGGGTGACAACTGTCTTTGCAGCCAATTCCAAGCCTCTTCTTGATGAGGTAGTTTCTTGTAAAAGGCTGCTGCATCAGCTAACTTAATAAATGCAACAGATTTTGTCATCAGTTCCAGGGAGTACCTGATGCTTTGCTTGGGAAGCGTTGCTCTTCAATTTGATTAAGGAGAGCAGTTTCTACGTTAGTTACAGCTTCTTCTCCTAGTTTTTCTTTTACCCATTCAATGACCTGTTCTTTTGTCAAGTCAGCAAAAGAAATTAAATTTTCTGGGCGTTCAAAACCAATTGAACCATATGCACCAGCGGAATATGCTTCATCCTTTGCGTCTAACGTATAATGTGCCGTGAAGACATAACCATCGATCGTCTCGCGCTCAAGTTGTGCAATATTCCAAGTAATAATAACAGTCATGCCAAGGGGGTAATCTTTCACAATTGTAACATGTAAGAGATTAAATTAGTGGCGCGCACTACTCTATTTGTTTCCTTAAGTCAACCAACACTTCATCAGGAGGAATTGTTTTTAGTACGTAGGTAGAAATCGTGCGATAACAAAGGAACGATTCTTCCATATCTAAACCACCACGCATTAAGTCCACAGCAGCAGACAAGACATCGTTTTGTTGTGGAGTCATGGCAGGTCCTTCTGCATTTGTAGCTTTCATTTAATTAGGCTATAGATTCTTCTGGTAGTATAAGCGTTTTTTAGGGCGCTCAACTTGCTAAACACTAACCCCTAGGTTGACTACTGGTCTTTAAAAGTTTTTTGAAACTCTTTCCAACTTTCATCTAATTGTTTTTCTGCCCAACTCCAAGCGCCATGCTCCATACCATCAATAGCAGCAGCGTCAATCTCTTTTTTAATAAGCCAACGAAGTGTTTCTGTTTGTTCTTCTGTCATGGTGATTAGAGGCGTTGACTAGTCGGTTTAGTGAGTAGGACTACGCGCCCTTGAGAGCTGCTACTTCGGCTTCAAGGGTTTCGATGCGACCAATGGCTTCTTGCAACGCTTTGGTCAGCACAGGAATAATGCTCTGGTAGGCAACATTCAAGTGGTTGGTGCCTTGTTGAACAATCCCATCAAGGTAATCCTGTCCCTGCATCGCCTCCCGCAGTTCCTGAGCAATGAAGCCTGCCTGTATGGTTTGATCCTGTGAATACTCGGGCTTGTACTCAAACGTGACGGGACGAAGATTTTTGACAACATCCAATGATGGTGGCAAGTTGCTGACGTTTTGCTTGATTGATGCGTCAGAGCCGTTTACGTAAGCGCCTTGACCCCACACGCCTGTTCCAAAACACTGAAGGTTGTAAGAGCCTTGGCTCGTAGACGTGCCAACTAACAGTCTCCCAGAGGTGTCGATGCGGGCTTTTTCACTGCTGTTTAAATTAAACGTAAAGTCACCAGTGTTAGTGTTATCTCTTCCAATTTCCCAATAGTTGGTTCCACCGTCATCACTGAATCTTAATGCTCCTCTAGAGCCACTACCCCCACCAGCCACATGAAGTTTTGAACTAACTGTAGTAGTGCCAATCCCTAAAAGCCCTGCCGAAGTAAGAACAGCCTTGGCGGTTGAAGAGTTGTTTGTGTAAAACTTAATTCCACCGCCTGCGTCCGTGTAAATCGCTGCATCATCGGATGATGTTCCAGTGACCCAACTATCTACACAGAAAATTGCTTTCTGAACACCGTTGCGATAAGCGCGGAACGCCCCGCCGCCGGTAGCAGCAGAGTTGTCGGCAATCACGCCTGCATAGGTGCTACCACCTTTGACGTGAAGGATGTCGCCAGGGCTAGAAGTTCCCAGACCTAATTTCCCTCCGGAATCTATAAAGAAGCTGTTAGCTGGTGCGCTTTGGTTAACGCTAAATGCAGGACTACTGCCAGCAGTACCAGCACCCTTGATTTCAAACAGGCCATCAGCGCGGATGCGGGCTTTTTCACTGCTATTCGTAAAAAACTTTACGGGGTGATTTGTTGATGTTCCAAAATCAAAGCGGCCATCTCCATAGCCCGCAATAAATCCTCTAACAGTTGCGTCAGAGTTTCCAAGATAAATAACACCCCCGTTGCCAGTAGTGCTTCCACGAATATCAAGTGTTGAACCGTAATTAAGGGAGTCTACTGGAGAGCCAATTCCAACCCCAACATTTCCACTGGCATTAACGAACACTCTCCCAGTACCATTAGTTGAGATGGCTAGTTCGTCTGCACCAGAGGAATATATGCCTGTGTTTGGATCTGAAAGTATGGCTAGTGACGGGAGTGCGGCTGTACCACTAGCAATAATGCCAGATGTAAAGGTTGCCGTAATACCGGTTAATGAAGTAAATGTACCAGTTGCACCAGATATGCTGGTAGTAAAGACGCCAGTTGCGCCGGTTATTGTTTGAAAATTAGCGTTTGTTCCAGAGGTTGTTACACCGGTTAAGCTTGTAAAACTACCGTAGGTTCCTTGAACAGTAGTTCCTGAAACAGTTCCTGTAACAGTTAAATTACCTGATATAGAGGCAATGATACCAGAAACAGAAATAGTTTGATCTACACTGTTGTTGGTAAAAGTAACTGTATCAACTTTGATAACACCGTAAGACATTTTGGACTCTTTAATTTATCTTTATTTTAACGTAAAAATCTGGCTTTTTAATAACGTTGTTTATTGTTTCTCCAATTGGTTAGCAAGAAATAGTTTGCTCATTTCATTACCATGCATTGATCGCGGTGCGCCTCCATGTGTTTGTAGCAATGCAGACGTAAATGTAATTTGCATCCCAGACAATCTCACCAGTAGTGCCAGGTGCAGTTGCTGATGCAGGAGTAGTTGCTGTGGTAAGGATGATACGATTAAGGGTCGCAAGAACTGAAGTAGTAAGCGTATTAAAAATACTGGATCCACTAACAACAAAATTACCTGTTATTGTAACGTTTCCACTAAAAGTAGCTCCACTGCGGGGAGAATAATACAAATCTAAATAGTTTTTAAATGCTGCTATAGTAATTTTTTTATTTTTTAAAGTAGGATCAACTTCAAAAACATGTACCATCGTAAGCAGATCTTCTTCTGCTACTTCGCTACCTGTTAATATTGGTAACTGTGATATTCTTCTGTTAGCCATTTATTACATAATATAAATCTTATATAAATTATAGTTCCTTTTTACTTACTCCACCTTACTTCGATGCGAGGAAGATTATTAATTAAATGCCAACCACCTTGCATTCCTAATACGACACCACAAGAAATCAAAAATACTACGATAAGCTCGGCAACAGTCAGATTACGGCGAATATAAACCACACGACTAGTTGGCTGGGGTGTAACAGGTTGTGCCATTGCTGTTTGCATAGCTTGTGTTCGTGCACGTTCTTTAAACTGAGCTAGCATTTCAGGTGAAATATACCCTGTTGTGTCAACGATGGGCTGTGTAGGCATACTGGCAGGAACTTGATTTTCGGTCATGATAAGCAATTAACTTATTTTAAGGCTAACATAAAAACAATAAGATTGACATCATGCAATACGGATTAAGAAAAGGTCTTGAGGATTTGGCTGCAGAGCTAAAAGGCATCAGGGTGATTTTAGGATCTATGTGGCATTCACGTTACAAAACAGAAGAAACGGATCGGTTAAACCCAGAGATGTATGCAGAGGAGTACATTTCAACTGAAGAATGTGCCAGGCGTTTACATATATCAGATCAAACAATACGAAATTGGATTAAAAAATCCAAACATAACGCAGATACAGGCTGGATAGAAGGTATTCATTACATTAATATCTGTCCTACAGCAAAACAAAAAGCAATAATTAGAATCCCATGGAATGAACTGATCCGTTCTTTTGCTAAAAATCGAGAGATAGAAAATACAGACCAACGACATCCTGCTTTATATGTCAGTACCCATAGCGCTCATTTATAATATGTCACATTTGATAAAAGATTTAGATGTAACAACAATCACTCCTGAGAACTATTCTCAATTATTGCCGAGTGTGTTGATTAGACAAGTGGAAAGTTTTTTGCCTCCTCTTGGTTCTTTTGATATCGGATGCTTACAACGTTATCTAGCAAATATCCGAGATTATGAAGAGGAGGACGCAAATTCAAGTATGACTCTTGCTAATCGATTGCGATTAGCTTTTGTTGATATGCAACCAGATACGATTTGTGGTCGCTTTCCACAAGCTGAATTATCTTTGAAACGACGTTTACGTTGCGTGGCAGAATACTTGATAAGAGCTAAGGAATTTGATAAAGTAAAAGATGATAACGGTCAACTGATAAAAAAACGTGGTGTCATCGGTAAGATGGTGTGTGTATACCAGCCTTTACCTAAATTACTAGATGTTTTACAGAAACAAAACTTTATCCAACCACCAACCTAATGGCATTAAATTTAAATTTACGCAATGAAGATCAAGAGCTTATTACAAATCCTGATTTAGTAGCATCAGCGCATGCCCTGTTAGGTGAGATTGATTTAGATCCAGCTAGTTCTAACTTAGCTAATACGTATGTTGGTGCCTCTCATTATTACACTCCACAAGATGACGGTTTAAATGATGCGGATTGGTACGGAAAGGTATATGTATTTCCACCAAGTGGATCTTATTTTTTTAATAAACAATTAAATAAATGGAAAATGACCAGGACAAGTGCGGGCACAATAACATCAGCGCATGCAGTTTGGTACCACCGTTTATATCGCGCCTGGTTAAATAATGAAATTGAACAAGGTTTATTCTTTACAAATTGCCCTGATATGATTCGATACGAACAAAAAATCTTTGACTTCCCTGTGTGTATTCTTAAAACACCTCCTGAATTAATTAAGAATTCAAGTAGAGGACTGAGTAAACATCGTACATGCACCTCGTTAGCAGTCTACTTACAACCAAAGGATTCTCCAGGAGAAGCAACAGAAAGATTTATAGATATCTATGCCGAAAAAGGACGTATTCTTTGCTAGGCAAGCTACACTAGATAAGATTGAATTGTTGAAATGAGTTTGCTGTGCGACCTTGAGATCAAAGAACTTGCTTTGAATCAAGGAATGATTGAACCATTTACTGATCACATGGTAAAAGAAGAAGATAATAGACGTATTCTTAGTTATGGTTTAGGTTCTTATGGTTATGATATACGACTTTCTCCTTTGCAATGTTTAATTTTTGGTCGTATTGATGTTGGTGAAACAGATCCTAAAAACTTTAATTCTGATATCCTTTGTCCTTCCGAATTATTAGAAGATAAACGAGGTAAGTATTTTCTTATCCCACCATATGGTTATTGTCTTGGTGTTGCAGAAGAACGTTTAGCGTTACCTGCAGATGTAACAGTGGTTGCAATGGGGAAAAGCACATATGCTAGATCAGGTATTATCGCAAATATAACTCCGGCAGAAGCATTGTGGCGTGGACACTTAACACTAGAGATTAGTAATGCTACTCCACTGTTTAATCGGATTTATGCCAATGAAGGTATTATCCAACTTTTATTTTTCCGCGGTACTCCTTGTAGTACTACATATGAAGATCGTAAAGGAAAGTATCAAGATCAAGGGAAGGAAGTTGTTACTTGCCGGGTATGAAAATTACTTCTCGTGATATTAACCAAAGGTTAGAGATATTACAAATTATTACTGACACTGTAATTCACCAACAGAATGAACAGTTAACATCACAGTTAGTACATTATCAAAGTGATAATGTACAGTGGGTTCTAAATATGGTTAAAGAAACACTAGAAGAAATTGAGGGTGCATTAGAGATGCAAGACTACAGTAATTATTTAAACGAATGAACGTCCAAAATTAAGTTTTGGTTTCTTAGCATACCCAACACTTCCTATCGGAGAAAATGTTTCCCCTGGTCCAGCACTTGTTGCTTCGTTGATCTGTGCAGTTTGTTTAAATCTACCAGCAGATTTTGCTGCCGCCATAAATTTTGATGCACGATCCTGTTGTTGTGCATTACTTGTATCGGCACGATTTGCCGAACTACGTGCGTTTGCATCTAGTCGTCTTATGTCAACATCATATGCTTTCCCTGGATTTAGATCAGTTATTTCTGCGCCAGAAGTACCTGAATCTATTGTGGGATCATATGTCTCGGGAATGAAGGATCCCCTTGAATCGTTTAATGGCTCGTAGAATCGTCCCATGTTAATATTGTAATCGAAGAAGATTTAAACAAATGAATCATTCAATAAATGCAGATGATTTCTTAAATGAATTCATGCATCAAGGAATACCTACTCAAGATGAACTCAACCGGCGGGAGTTAACAATGTGTGATTTTGGTGCGGAATTAGGTAACGAAGAGAATGACGTTCCTCTCTATGACCAGTATAATAGAGGTCTAGTGGCGACTCAACAAGATCGTCCACGCACCAACCTTGCTTTAGAGGGTAACGAATGTCCGGTCAATGTTCCAATGAAAGCGAATCGTCCGGGAGTAACTGGATATATCCCCAGCATGGAAGAAGCTGTAGAGATGGGCGCGATTCCTTTACCGAAGGGCTTGGGACGGAAGGGTTATTAAGTAATGTTGATCACCCTATTCATTATACTCAGGGGAGTATTGAGTGTATTGATGCAATAGAAGCTGCTTTAACCCCTGAAGAATTCAGAGGTTACTGCAAAGGTAATGCATTTAAATATATTTGGCGCGAACAATATAAAGGCCAAGATGAATCTATTGATAAAGCAAGTTGGTATTTAGGACGAATTTAGAATGGTGCCAAGAGACGAGGATCGTCATCTTCGTCTTCATCTTCGTCTTCATAGTCTCCTGTCGAGCGAGCTAATTCTTCTAGTTCTAATTCTGTTGAAATATCAAATTGAATATTCACTCCTTCTTCAGCAAGCAATTCTTTAATTGCAGTAATTTCAATAAAACGTTGCTGGTAAAGGTTAAGGAAAGCACCATATAATTGATCCCACGTCATCTCGTCAGCATAAATTTGTGCTTTGCGCATTGCAAATTCAAACTCCAAGGGGAGTTCAAGATCTTTAGGTTCAGCAGAAGGATCCATTAGGAACTGCATTTTCTTGCTTGTATCTATTCTAAAGCTTACACCATGATTTCATCCTGTTGAAAAGCAGGTAATTTAAAAGCATTAATAAATTCTGCAAGTATTACAGGAGGAGTAGCTTGTTCTAGTTTCTTGATAGCTTGGATTTGATTTGGTAAGGACTCATAACACATAAAGGCGTTTAACAAAAGCAAGCCGTTAAAATCAAGGCTTTTATTTTGGATACCGATTAAAAATAAATTAATTTCTTCTCGCCTTCTATAAATCAGATTACTTATTACCTGGTAATCATGGTCAAAAATCCAACGGTACATTGTTTCTGTAACGATGCCCCATTCTTCTAAATCGATTGCATCAAGGATATCGCTATAAAGAAAGGGGTCCCAGCCGATAGAATGTACAAAAGAAATTAATGCTTCCTTAATATTTTTATGTAGCCCTGGTATTTCATTATCTAATAAGGTATTGATTTCTTGCACTTCATACTGTAAATATTCCAGCGCTTTTTCTCTGGTACATAATTGATCTTTACCTACAGGTTCACCGTCAGGATAATATTGCGTCCCATACCCTATTGTATACGGCCTCGAATTAGTAATAGGATCTGCAAAAGACTTTTCATTAAAGCCTTCATACTTCATTATGATATCAATTCCTAAAGGTAGATTCTGCATGATGAAAGTAATCATATTACCATCATCATACATAAGTTAACTTAATTATGTTACCCTTGGCCTTTTTTTAATTTACGTCCATGGGACGGAAGTGAATGTTTGCCTTGTCCTTGTTTAGTTTTTTTAGGTTTAGAAACAATTCGTGGTTCAGCTTTTGCTTGTGCCATGGGATTTAATCTAGTTTATTTATTTAATATAGTAGATTTAATTCACCATTTTTCGCGGTGACTCCAATATCGTGCAGACATTTTATCTGGATTAGGATCTTGTGCATTATGACGTGCATAATATGATTTTCTTCTAGCTTTATCTTTTGCTGTGGTTGGGTTTTTACCAGCGCCTTCTACACCTTGTTGACCAAATCTAATAATCTTTTCTTCTCCTTTGTCACATGCTTTTACTACATGACTTTTAGTGGGATGTCCAGGAGTTTTTTGTGGTTTATTACAAGCCATTTTATCTTTTGCTATCTTAGCTGCTGCTGCAGCTTTTCTATGTTGAGTGGTCATTATTTTTTAAAGAAGGAAGTGTAGTCACCAAGGAAAGAATCAGCGTCGATTGATGACGTTTCATTGTCATCTTCTTCATCTTCGTCATCATCTGTACCTATTTTAAAGTAAGAATTTGTTTTTGTTTTAGTAGATATTTTAGGAGGAGGAGAATCAATATCAGTGATTTTAGATAACATTTCAAAAGGATCTTTACTTTTTAAAAAGTCTATATCTAATTCAGGCATTTTCCCCTTGGTCACATCAGATAATAATTTAACATCACTAGGATCTGCATCAGGCATATAATCTGTATAAAATTCTTTTTCTGTTCCTTTATAACCGACTGATTTAAAAGTATTATATAATTCAGTTTTTGCTGTTGTTGTATCTGCATCTTCTGAGCGTTCGATATAAGATACACCTAACTCTCTTTGCGTAGGAGTTTCATCTTCTTCTTGTAATGTTTTAATTTTATTCCTTATTTCTGCTGCTGTATCTGTTTTGATAGCATTAATAATCGTATCTTTTAAATCCTCAAATCCTGTATCTTTACTAAGATTATATTGTTTTAATAATTCTTGATATTGAGGTTTATCCTTAAAAGGATCTATACCTTTTAATAAAAGATCAGCAAATCCTTCTGGTGTTATAAATTCACCAAAAACAGTACCTAAAGATTGGGCTCTTATGTTAACAGGTGCTTCCAGCTCTGCTTTCAGTGTTGATCCAGGATCTAAGTTGGCATCTAAGTTGGCATCTTTTCCGATAATTTGATAATGTAATCTTGCAAATTCTCCTTTATCTCCTAAATTAATTTTATATAATTCAGCATTTTGTGCCCACGTTCCAAGGGCTGGCACCTTTTCGTTGATAAAAGTATTTGGTTCTTTTCTAGCTGTATTCCAATCTTGCTCAATAATTATTTTTTGTTGTTTATAGTTTTCTTGTTTAAGTTCTGTTGTGTAAGGATCCTTTGGATCAAAATAAAAATCAGGATTAAACTGTACGTTTCGTGCTTCATCTCCTAAAGTTGAAGTTAAGTCTTTAGCTACTGCACGTGTATAATTTTTAACAGTTTCTAAACGGTCTGTAGTTTGAAAAGGATTTTTATTTTTTTCATCCACATTCATGTAATCAATAAATTCACTCATTGATTTTGAATAATCAAAACGAGGCTTTAAATATTTATCAATAAAATCACGTGCAAAACCAGAATCAATTTCAACTTCTTCCGGTATGCTACTTCCACTTGTAAAGGTTAAATTTAAGTTACGATCTTTATTTGTTTCTAATGTTTTTACTTTTTCTTGTAACGTACCTTTCATTGTTTCTAACTTAGTTTTATCAGTGCCACTGTTTTGTAAATCATTTAATAAAGAAGATCCAGATTCTTTTTGAGCTTCAAGAAATTTAAAAAGTTCTTCACTTGTTTTAAATCCTGCTTCTTTTATAAATGTATCTTTAAATTTATTATTTGTTTTATCATAAATGTCATCAGGTTTAGTTTTTATTGCTGCATTGATAACATCAAGAGTATCTTCTGTTGCATCAAACTCTTTATAATCAATACCATATTTATTAGTTAATGTATCATCAAACCATTTCTGCCAATTATATGTAACATTATTTTGTAGTCCTGTAATAGAACCAAGTTGTTTTTCTAATCCTTCAGTAAGATCTTTTTCTGATTTGTTTCCTGTTAAAGGAAGAAATCCCCCTACACTAATATCTCCTATCATCGAGCTAGAAAGGGTTTTATTGAGATCTGCTATTTCAGAAAACCCTTCCAATCCACGATATAAATCCCATTCTTGTTCTTTTGCTTTTATTTTATTTAACTCATCTACTGTATCTTTCAATACATTTTGTACTAATACACCATATTTTTTCACTTCTTCTTTTTCTTTAGGACCTAAAATTTTGTTTAATAATTTAGTGAAACTAGCAGAAGGTTTTTTTGTTTCATCTGTTTCATCTGCAATATCTCTTAATTCTTGCTTTTCACTATCAAGTAGTGTTTCTTTATAGTCAGTGGTTTTTGTTGTAGGGTCTTCTTTATACGCACGTATACCATTTTGTTGTCCTTGTGTGGAATAATGCCAATTAAAATAATCTTTTTCAGAACCATAACGTGCAAGGATATCAAGATCATCATTTTTAAAGGCTTCGTCCCATGCAGCAGCAGCAGCAGGAGCTTGTGTTTTATAATATTCAACTTCTAATTTTTTTAATCCATCTGGTGATGAAGGTTTAATAATTTTTGTAACATCAAAAGGAGTTACTTTTTCTGTCTTATAAAAATCTTTAAAGTTAGCTTCTATATCTGTAATTATTTTAGGATCAATACCTAAGTCTCTGATGCGTTTTCTTTGCGCTATGTAATCCTGCCCCATGGTGGAAGTTACGATTGTAGGACTGGTAGGAGTACCGTCAACAACTTTATCGTAGGCTTCATTTATTTTAATATTTGCTTCATTCAATGCTTTGTCATCAACTTCAACTTGTTTACTTTTTGTTACCTTTTTAGGAGCTGTGTAGTATTCTTCTCCTTCTTTATGATATTTACCTACAGCATCCCAGCCAGCTGTAGTAGTTTTTTGTGCTTCCACTACTTCGTAATCCTGTGTTTCAACTTTTGTATTATTTGTTTCCTCGTGAACTTTATACCATTTTTTTTCTTTTGCATTATATGTAAGAGCCATCAGTTTATTTTTTGATTTATATATTCATTAGTGTACTGGAAAAGATCTAGTAATTCTTGGTTTATCCAATCTTTAATTTTTTCTAACCGTTGATAACAAAAAAAATCTTGTGTTAAATACCATTCTTCCATTTTAGTACTACCTTTATGATTATTGCACCGTTGACAAGAAGGCATTAGATTATTTCGATTACTAGAACCTGATCTAAATCTAGGTATTATATGATCCAGGCTTGTGGCTGGGTTACCGCAATAACCACAGGAGTACTCCCAGGATTTATATATTTCATCTCGAAAGCGGCGCTTTGCATGCTTAGGTGTTATTTCAATTAATAAGGCGAGAGGATCATGCTCTGTTGCGAACATACTCTGTAATTGCCATTACCTAATTTTAAGATACCCTCATCTCCATGACGAATCGTAAAGATATGAAATGTTTATAAAGAACCTTGCAAACCTGTAATTTTTATGTATTGTAAGAAGGTACTTGTTTTGTTTTCCTCATGGCTACAGTCGCAACATGGGTGACAGCTAACCAAATGGCTGCATCCTTGAACATTGATCGAAGTGCATTGTTCTGTATGCGAGATGATGGCACCTTGAAACTAGGTCCTCACTATGCCGCGTTCAAAGGGAAAACCTATTCCAGGGACAGCTACTTATGGAATGAAAAAGCAGTGCAACACTTTATGAGTAAACAAGAAAAGCAATTAGTAGCTTGTTAAGTAATTAAATATCTTATCAACAACCTTCAATATTTGAGGGTTGTTTTTTTATGGGCTATATGCTATTCCATTTTTATCTAACATTGTAAAATTTGTAATTTTAATATCTGCAGTTGTTATATTAAATAACTTTTGTAACATAGGAAATATCATTGGTGATTGACAATTATAAGGTGGTACATCCATTGTAGATAATGAACGTCGTGTTCTATTATATGCATTTGCTTTTTGTTGTTCTTTTTCTGTTTCTGATACTAGACGTTGTTCCCAATCTGCCATGCTTTGATCACCAACTGGAAAATCATTAGGCTCAGGAGGGAACAATCGATCTTTAAATTTTAATGCGTATATGTGTTTGCAATAACGTAACTCATCTAATAGTGGTGTCCAGTTATCAGTAAAATTCACAATCACATCTTGTGGTACTGAACTAGAATCTAATTGTGTACGAGAAGTACTGTAATCATTAAACTTAGGCATCCCTTCTGAAGTGGCACCCGGGGCTGCGATATTCGTTGTACTACGGGTATATACCGATCCAAATTCAGTATAGACTCCTGGGTTATCTCGCGCTGATGTACGATCTACAAAAGCATCATCTGTAACTGTATAGTTAAGTTGGAAACCAGAAGGTGCATAAATTTCAACAGTACGATCTACAGCATTAGATGTCATTGCTTCGTTATCTAAATTACCATCTGTTGTAATAAATTCAAAACGCCCTGGTTTTACAGAAGATAATCGATTGCGAGGAAATAATTTCTTATTGGTTTTACCATCAGTACTAGCAAAAAAATAATCGCGATGTGTAAAATCTTGACATGTACAGGCATAACGAGAACCTGTTATTAAAAAACGACCTGGCGTAAAGCCAATCGGAGAAGGGGTGACGAATGTACCATCAGGTGTTACTTGAATAGAGCCAGCTTTTTTAAATGTAAGTACACCAGTAAATGGATTTATATTTATAACAACTGCTTGTACATACCCAAAACGTTTTTGATTACTAGGATTAATAGTATCTTTTGTAATGATAGGACCACCATCACTGATGATACGGTCTTCAAAGATTTCTGTATTAGCAGGATTTAAACCATTAGGTTGTCCAATGACAGGGATATAAAAAGGCGCAGGTAAAGGATTAACACTACTCCAAGTACCAGCTAGTTGTACATACCAATAGTTAATATCTTCTGTAACAGAATCAATATATAACTTTAGGGTACTAACTGGATCAGTGTAATCATCACAACGTACAGAACCTGCATAACGCCAAATTGCCCAATGCATTCCAAGATCTTTATTAGATGTAGGAAAGCCTACAAAAGAACCAGATATTGTAGGTGGTGGGTTACCACTTGAAGTAGTTGCTGGTATTGCATATTTAAATCGATATTGATAACCGTCTTTATCTGTAGTAGCAGTAGCTAATTCATAACCACGCCGCCAACGAGACCAAGCTGACTCCCGGTTAATTGTTGTAATAGAACCTGGTACACCACCTTTAGAAAATTCTGTTGTGATAGGTGTAATTTCTTTTAATTTAAAAACTTCTTTATCACCAAATGTACCAAAGGAATCTTTACCTTTAAAGGACATTATTAGAAGAAGCCACCTTGAGCGTATACATGAACCCCTGGAACATAACCTGCACTATTAAGTGCATCTGGGAATACACCTACGTATATGCGGTCTCCTCGCTCCAGGTAGATGCCTTTGTTCCGTAAAGGAGCAGAAGGGCCTAACCCACTGGTATTGCCTGCAGAGACGACAGGAGCAGCCAACTGAGGCATTAGATCAGAACAGTCTACAATGCCACTATTAGCAGGGACTGTTTTAGCAAAAAGGAGCTTGTAATCTCCACTACCAGGGATTGGTACTGTTGTATTACGTGTCTGATAAAAAGCAAATGTTACTGCTGGTTGATAACTATAATCAACTCCGTTATAATTAAATCCTGATGTGGTTCCCCCTGAATAACGTAAGACAGTATTAACACCTGTCAACGTAGGTGATCCGGTATAAGTATAATAACCCACGCCACTACTAGCTACTCCTGCGCCAGTAAAACTTCCTGTTACTTGAATCTGGACAATTTGTCCACTGGCAATAGATATAACAGTACCTGAGGTAGTTGTATTAACAAGATAGTCAGCTGCACGATATGTATCATTACGTACGATACTAATTGAATCAACGATACCTCCGTTATTTGTATCATCACTTAACTCAGCATCCATATCTACCAAAATAGAAGGAGCTTGCCCACCTTGTACAAATAATGTATTGGTGCTAGCACTACCAACAGTTTGTGTTGTTACTCGGATCGCATCAAATAAAGGACGATCAATAAACAGTGGTTGTTTATTAGTGGAAGTAGATGACAAGTTAAATACCTTCTGTTTTCTTATTAAATTCTAGCTTATATAGCTCGATTTTGTCCTAAAAGAAAAGGAAGAAGTTGAGCTGTTGGATCAGTTGGAGATTCAAATAGCTGAGCAAATAAATTATCCTTTAATTCATCTGTCAAAGTTGTTCCCAATGCGGTGGCTCCAAATAAATTACCTGCTTCAATTGCTTGTGATAGTTGCTGTGGTTTCTTTGGCACAGAAGAAGAAGCAGGATTTAAATTTTGTTGATATATATTTAATAATTCTTTAACAGCTTTTACAGGTTGCCCATAGTAACTAGTGCCTTTTAGTGTAGGTAAAGATGCCCACTCAGGAGCTAATTTATTTAAACTTTGCGGTGTTAATGGTTGATCTGGGTTTACACCACGGTCTCTAATTAACTGTAAAGCACCTAAATCTTGTGAACCAGGAGAGAAATCTGGAAGTTTAAGTTTACTTGACACGCCTCTCCAGGTGTCTGGCATAAATTGGTACGCGCCTGCCGCAGCTGAAGAGAGTCCATTTTTACTGTTTACGACTTGATTAGGATGTCCTTTTGATAAATCAAATTGACCCCCACCATACATAGTAGAATACCCTTTTGGGCCAGCAGTTCCTTCTGCGTGGCGGATAACTCTTAAAAGAGCAGCAGCTTGTGGACTAATAGGTGTTGCCATTATTTAATACTGATTATAAAACATTTGATTAGCCATATCTATTTGTTCTTGCGTTAGTTCTGTTGGACCCACACTTGCTGGAAGCGTTGCTGTAGTTGTCGCTTGTGGATATACCCGTTGCATTACATCATAACCAGCTTGACCAGGGCGGACTTTTTTAGCTAACTCTGGATTTGCTAAAGCAAACATTTGCATCCCAAGATCTTCTGCTGCTCTTGGATCAGGTTTACGTAAAGCATTGTATTGATTTAATAAAGGATTTTGTGCTGTTTGCTGTGCAACACTAGATAATTCAGATAGATAAGAACGTCTTTCGGCTTCTGTATTACGAGGAGAAGAAAAATTTTCAGGTCTTCTGTTGTTTGTATTATTGTCTATTTCTATGAACCCTGAGTCATCAGGAGGAGAAGCTGATCTATAGCGTGGATTTACTGGACGTCCTGTTTTGTAATCGTATTGAATCCCATTTACTGTATAATTTTTACCTATACGGTCTGAAGCGTTTAATTGTCTAATTAAAGCATCTTCGTCAAAAGCATTAACTGTAGTTCCCAATAAACCTAATGCTGCCATCTTACCAGGGATGCCAGGGGCAAGTGTAAGAAGTCCAAGGTTATAAAATTCATTGTCTCGTTTTGTGTTATCTGGTATAGCAGCATTAAGCACTGCAGCACCCACATAACCAGCAAAGTTACTAGGGTTAAGAGGATTAACAATACTACCTGCTTTTCCTAATAGTGTTGTAGGTGTTCGGGTTGCAAATGGATTTACAGCTGTTGGAAGCTTTTTGTAAAGGTTACCAACCTGTCCAATTCCCCCTTGTATCTGCCGTTGTGCATAACCTGCCTGTCCTTTTAAAAAAGTTAAGGGATCATTAAAAGAAAAAGCGGTTGGTCTTGAAGAAAGTTTGTTTACAAAATTATCTCTAATACTTCCTATGGATCTTTGTATAGGTGCACCTAAGTTGTCAATAACTCCAGGGACACGTTGCAATCCCTTTCCCACTGCATTTTGCAAGAATTGTTGAAATGGATTCATGATACTACCTATGGTTCATGTGAAGATAAAGATTACTACCTACTGCAGTATCAGCTGGTCCAGGGAGCGATTGAATAAATTCAGCTCCTGATCGTTCATAACGATAGCGAGCTTGAAAAGGATCTTTATAATTTGGCACGTAAAGGATCATTGCTAAACGATTAGTTTCATATAAGTATATCTCATCCCATACTTTAAGTGCTTCTCTTGCATTACTAGATCTAATCGTACGATCTACATCACCTAAAATACTTTCAATTCTGGTAGAAGGAGATGTAGCAACCTCAGTCTTTTTCTCTGCAGTATCGCAACGTCCAATTTGAATAATAATTTTATTATAAAAATATGAATCTGGAACAGTATTTAAAGATTCTTCTAGTCGTGCATAGTCTCCTGCTGGAACAGAAACTGTAAAATATCCCAAATGATATCTTACTCTACTTTTATCAAAGTTAGATAACTGCACTGATAACTACCACTGTTCTTATATTATAAAGGTAATAAATTCAATTCATCACATGGCTGCATTAGGATTTGATCCCATTACGTAAGACATCAGAAACTCTTCGGTTGGATCACGTTGCTGTTGTAGTAAGGAACTAATCAAACCACTGTAAGGACTAGCTTTCTTTTCTGATCGACCAAGGTAGTTAGATAAGAAATTAAGAGCTGACCCGGCACCTAGCAATTGATCTTGCTGCCGCTGGGAAAAAGTACTTCCCTGTGCAGCGGGAGGGGGCAGTGCTGCAACCTGTGGTACTGTTAAACCACTATCATTTTCTGGCCGATCAACATTACCGTGACCTACACGGTATAAAACTTTGCCTGATGGATCTAATGCTTCTGAAAAATATCCATACCCTCCTCCAGAGCCACGTCTTACTTTTCCTCCTGCAATTGTAGGAAGATAAATAGAAGCATCTTCTACAGCTCCTGGTTTAAATCTAGATTGACCTTTAAAAGGAACGTAGAAATCATAAGAATTAAAATCTGCAGACGAAGGTGCATGCGCTCCAGTTGCTCTTTGAAGCAATGCTGCTCGTTCTGAAAAAGGTACATTGGGATTATAAATATCACCTGAAACACCTGCATTAGAGAATTCAATGTTTCTTTTATTTTGCCCATATCGTGCCGCGAGAGTATCAAAAGCTTTTACTTGTTCTGCAATAGGTAATGATTTTAAAATTTTGAAATCAACATGATAAGGACTAGAACCGCCTATTTTTTTAGAAGGGCCAGTGTAACTCGAGCGTGCAGTAGACATGCTATTTTATTTTCATTATAAAATAAAGAAGCCCCAGTGAAGTGGGGCTACTATTAAACACGTATCAAGTTAGCTGCAAATACAGATTCCCAATCAACACGTTTTACTTGTTTTAATTGTTCCAAAGTAGTAAATCTTTCGCCGGATAAACTCATCTGGATATCTTTAAGTTCACGTGCAGTTTTTAATCCGATCCCTTTGATATGATCAGCAATCATTTGAGCAGTTGCTGAATTAATATTTAAGCGTATGTCAGGGGGAAATGCACGTGGTTCTTCTTTAGCTGCTTTATCTTTTATTTGTAATGTTTTAACTGTTTTTGTAGCTGATTCATCAGGTGTGATTTCAGTTTTGTAAACAGTATAAAGGCGACCGTCTTGATCTTCGACCAAAAACCAATCGCCATTATCCCATTCACTAATAACTTTAACTCGTGCACCAGTTTTTGTGTGTTGGTAAAGCATGTAATCCAGAAGATCTGGTTTTAGTTTAGCCTAAACCACCCACAATGGGAACCAATTAAGTACTTACCGTACGATTTGGTAAGTATTGCTCAATTGAATTATAATCTGGTGCATTATCAGGTACGATATAGCAGGCTTCAACTAGTAGATAACCAGTTAAACCAGCAGCTTTATCTGTATCTGAGATGTATACACCGCCAGTAGCGGTAAGAGCATCAGCTGAGCCTTTGGCGTACACTTTAAATGTAGTGCCAGTGGTTAATATCTTGTATGCAATACCACTATTTACTAACCCAGATGCTGCATTTATTTGCGCCAGAGCAGAAATAAATACAGGGAAGGAGCCAAGGGCTTGTGCACCACCTGCAAAGTAAATCTTAGTTGCTGCATCACCTGATACTGTAGATGTAAGTACAGCAGCGGCTACTGGCTCACCAGAAGCAGCTACGGGAACACCAGCATTATCACGGCCAAAAGCAAGTACTGTACCTGTAGTAGCGTATACACCAGATGCAACACGATTATCGCCCCAACCGGAGGCAACAGATAGTGCAGAACGGTAGATATAAGCTGCTTGCGTGGTGTTACCACTCAGTACCATCCCGGTAATATCAGTACGTGTATCGTCCTGACGATAGGGGGAAGGGATAATTACACTCATGGTTTGACCATAAGTAGCAGCATCACCTGATTTCCAGGTTACAGGAACATAACCACGTTGTTGAAAAAAGCGCCAGCCGGGAACAGCTAATACAGAAGTAGGGCCGTCTGCAGAAGCATCAACTGTAGTTCCACCAGTGGTGTCAATGTTTTTATACCAGCCATTTAAATCTCCTGTCCAGTTACCTGGGTAGATTTTTTTAGTTGACAAGTAAGTCATTTAATTCTCCGTTTTGTTTTATTGTTGTTTATCAAACATCACCATCATCTGCGACAAAACTATAGGCAGTGGTAATAAAATCTTTATTCAAGATATCAAAACCAGCATAGAGTTGCCAGATCAAGATAATGAAGCGGCTAAAGTCATCATTGTTATTAATGAGTACTTGTGCATTAGGACCGCCGACACCAACACCTACAGCTTGTGGTCCAAAGAAGAAACCTTGTGCTACTTCTTTACTGCCGTAAGTAGAGTTATCAAATGTAGCGGTAATATTCTTGGTGGGGAAGTTGGTTGATTCGTAGAACTTCACACCTTCAAATTGTACGCCGGTAGGCATTACAGGTTCGCCAGCAAGGAAATAACCTTGACCAGCTTGAGGACCCTGGAAGAAACCTGCGTTGTTAGGCATCATCGGGTTACCCGACATATACATGCCTTGACCAGGATTACCTGCATAACGTGCAATTTCACGGAAGTCAGGATCCCGACGCAGATGCATCATGAATGTAGGATCACAAATACAACGATACAAACCATCAGAGAAGGTAGGAACGTTGCGCTTACGTAGATCTTTTACTACATTCAGTAGATCCGTACGAACAGAGAACTGTTGTGTATTAGCAGTGAATTCTGCAGTGGTATATGTGATGCGACCAGAGGCATCTTTAACTTTACCAGCAGGGAAGAAGTATCCACCTTGTGTTGTTGATGCTACACCATTAGCTTCTGCTTTGGATAGTTCATCAATAAACACACGATCACGCCAACGACGATAATCATCAAGTAAGGTAAGAGAACCAATGGACTGGTGGAACATATTTAGATTACCTGTATCCAGCAAAAGACGCTGTGCGGTAATCAGTGTTTCACGTGCAATCTTAAAGGTACTGGGTTGAGTAGGATCGGCAGGATCGGCAGGACCAGTATATTCCTTAAGTACCACAAGAACTTTTTCTTTTGTGATATTACGGCTATTGGCAGTACCAATAGTTTGATCGGCAATACGTTCGCGGCTATCCTTAGTACCAGGAGTACCCCAAAACTTATAGCGATCTAACTGAACAGTTT